TTTCTTCTTTATATTCCGCTGGAATTAAAGATTGAAAATCAACAGCTGGTGTTTCTGGTGCTGTTGTTTCTGTTGGTTGTTCTGCTGTAAGCGTAGTAGTTGTCTGCGTTACTTCAGGTTGAGCAGTTTGCTCAGTTGTCTGATCCATAGATTACTCCTTATGATTGATCATGCTTTTTATAAATAACAGAATAGTTCTCTGTCCTTCAAAAAAAGCGGTTTCGTTTGGTTCGTTCCTACTAAACGTTGAAGTGTTGTAGAAACATCTTTTTTCAAGATCTGTCATAACAGCTTTGCCATCATCAGATCCAAAAGTCGTTTTGTAATGTTTAATTAAATCTTTTATTTTTTTATTGCTGTTCTCGTTCTGCATTAGATACCGCTTGTACTGCTGGTGCTACATTTCTAGCCATTTCACTTTCAGCCATCTGTTGTTGCATCTGCATTTGTTGTTGTTGTGCTTCGGCTTTCTGTTGTGCAAGTTCTTCTACTTCGCTATCTGATCTAATCATTCTAGCTGGTAATCCTAATATTTTTATTAAATGCTTAACTAGACCTTGAGGATCTATGTAATCATTAACTGGTGCTACTTGACCAATTTGTCCAAATAATTCTAAACCTCTAACAATAGAAGATAGTTCTTGTCCTCTTTGTGCTTGAGCCATCGGAGATACATATTCAACATCTATTTCTTGGTTTAATAAAATTTCTGGAGCATCAGGTAATAATTTATTTCTAAGCATAATATTAAAAATTCTAATAATCATTGGCTGTAATAATTCAGATTGTAATCTACCTAATACTGGACCAAGTATTCTCATCTTCTCTTCATTACGTTGGACAACTTCAGTAGCTGTCATATTACGGTTTTCAGTAATTAATAATTGATCAACATGGAACGTTTGAGAAATAGCTTCTCTTCTTTGTTGTTCCATATTTAAACCTAACGGATTGTTTGCACCAATATTTAAAGTTTCAATTCGGTCACGTGTACCGCTTCTATAATAATTAATAGAACCTGGAGACATTCTAATTGGCATTAGCATACTGTCATCTGGTACTAATAGAGGTGGATCGACTTGCTTTTGTGCAGCCTTCATTCCAACTTCTACCATTTTGTTCAGTACCTTTACGTCAGGTAGTGCATTCATTCCTGGAGATCTGCCATATAATTCGTTTGATGCTTTTAAGTATCTTGGAACTACATAAGGAAATTCTTTGAAACCACCTTGAGAAATAATATGTCCACTATCATATTCAAAATAAATTGAACTGAATGGCATATTTTGTTTATCCATTTTTTTTGGATTATAAATATCTCTTGGTTTAACAACATGAACTAAATCAATGTCATCAAAAGGTGCTTTCTTAAATATGTTTACAGTTTTAAGACTAACATTATCTATACCAAATTTTTCAACAGTTGCTTTAGCAGACATTTTAAATCGTCTGTAAATACAATTAACCATTCCTTTAGCATCTTCTGAAATATAAATTTCTTTTATATGTCTTGATGAAAACCGAATGATGTCGTCTTTATCTTCTTCTATTTGTAAACAAGATGTACCAAATGCAATCAAGTCAAAATACGTTTCGAAAACTTCTTGTTGAAAGTTAGATCTTGAAATAGCTATGTACATTTTATCTAGTACATCTTCTAACCATTCTCTAGCTTCATCATTTTCATTAACAGAATTTTCTTTAAATCTTAAAGCAAACCATCTATTAACTGATGATGTAAGCATTCCATGTAATGAACTAGCTAATAATTCTAAAGAATGTATTGCTGTACCATCATAGATAACTGTATGTCTTTTATCGCCTTTAGGTCTCTCTACAGTAATATCAGCTTTTCTAGGTAGCATATAATCAGCTACTTCTTGCCAATGGACCTCCCAGTTAGATCTTTTTTCAACTAATCTTGCTAGATCATTTTTAAGATCAGCAGCTAGTTTTCTTAGCTCTTGTGGTTGCATTATCTTTTTTTAGCTGTCCTTGCTGCTCTTCTAAATTGTTTAGCAGTAGGTCTGCCTTTAGCTCCACGCTTTCTCATCTTCTCTTTAGATCCAGCTTTAATTCTTTTTCTTTTTGCGTGAATGTTTGCGTATAGTCCTCGTTTAGCCATTTGTTACCCCAACATAGTTTTTTTGCTTAAATAACTTTCATCGTCTAATCCTGATGAACCAGTAAGCATGGTTGCTTTTCTTCCTCTTCGCTTATTAGCAAGTGAAGCTTGTTTAATTTTTTCTTCGTTTTCCATTTCAAGTTCTGCTTTAGTTGGACCTTTAGGTGCAGCTTTAACGGCAGCTTTTTGAATAGGTTGAGCTTTAGGTTTTGGTGTAAATGCTCTAACAAAACTTCTGACAAATCCCATATTAATTACCTCCTAGTAATGTCTTTTGGTTTAGCTCTTCTTCATCGATTTCATTCAATCCAGCAGAGCCAGTTAGTATTGTTGATCTTCTTCCTTTTCTATTTCTTGCAGCTTCTTTAGCGTCTCTTGCTGCATCTAGCTTTCTTTGCTCATCATCGTAGTTTGGAACTTCCGCTGGTTCTGGAAATTTTATTTCAGGCATCGAAGGCATTTTCGGCATAAATAGTTTGGCAATGAATGACATGATTATCTCTTCTTTTTCATTTTAGACTTAGACTTCATAATTTTTTTCTTTAATGCTGAAGGCAAAGTTTTTTGTTTTTTTGTTAATTTTCTTTTTCCGTACATTTTAACTCCTATATGATTTGATAGTTACTATCGGCTACACGTTGTAAGTTTTTGTTAGTTGATTTATTTTCTTCAAGACCAGTTGCAAGACAACGTAAAGCATCCATCATGTGACTACTCCAGTCGTGAACTGGTTTTGGTTTAAAAATTCTTTCCTTGTCGTTAAATTTTCTATGGTAATGTCTAAGAGCTATAAGAAGATCTGAGCAGTTATCACTATCAATTCTGCATCTTGGCAATAACATCTTAACAGCATGAATGCCATCTTCTAACTGAAGTCGTGGTGCTAATCTAAATCGAACACCAAGAGCTGCAGCTATCTCTCTTCTTGTTTTACCATTACTAAACTCCGTCTGGTCCAAATCAAAAGGTCCATAGTGAGTGTCGTAAATATAATCTTTGTCTTGTAAATATTTTATATAATAAGGTAACGCTTCGTTATCATCTTCAAATGTTTCAATAATATTAATCTGATGGTTTAGCACCTGGAAAAATATAATTGATGTGCTATCGTTATAGCCTATATCCCAAGCTGTACTGACTGGTAAACTTGGATCATAAGGAACAGATCCAATCTTGCCATCATCATCTAAATCCTGGACTAGTTCGCCATAGATAGAGCCTTCAATATTTCCAATAAATGAACATTCATATTCTTGGTCAAACTTAGCTTTACCCATAACGGACAAAGCAGCATCTAATTCTTCTTGGTCAACAATCTTTGTTTCAGAAGCTTTAGCTTTATATAAAAACCATTTATCATCAGCTTGAGCTTTGTTGTAATAGTCATAAAATATATTGTTTAATCCTTTTGGTGTACCAATCAGAAACATTTTTCCACGTCTGTCGCTGAGAGCTGGTGTTATTACTTCATCTATCAATCCTTGCGAAACCTGAGCTAACTCATCGATCGCAACCATATCTAAATAAATTCCTCTGATGCTGTCAAAATTTTCTGAAGATAATAAAGTTATCCTAGAGCCATTAACCAAATCACATCTTAACTCACTTTCATTCCATTTCGTGCCTGGAATATTTTTAGTATAAAATTTTAAGTAATCCCAAGCGATGCTTTTTGCTTGTTTGTAAGTTGGAGCAATGTAAGCTAGTCTTGGAGCATGATTTGTATTTGTTAAGGCTGCACGAATTAAATGGTTCAAGACCATAACAGTCTTGCCAAATCTTCTATGACAGCAAAGTACAGCATATCTATACTTGTCTAATTCTTTGTGTATGTAAGCCTGGTGCTTACGTGGCGTGTACGGAATTTGGATTTTCATTAAAAGATAATTGCACCTAATATAAATCCGATTACGAAAGTGATTAGCAAAGGATGATCAATGCAAAGACATTCTATTTTAAATCTTAACTCATTTATAAAATTCATCATACTTAGTGAACCGTTGGTGGATTATCTCCAAAGTTAGATCTCATGTGTATTTTGTTAAAAACAAATTCGCAGAAGTCGTGCAAATCCTCTTCACTTTCAAAGCCTGAAAAATTAATAATCAAATCGTTGTCGTATGCCTTGAAACTAATGGCGGTCACATTCTTATATTTGTCTTTGATATATTTAGTCATAGATCTATCTGTTTGTTTTAATTACCGATAATTTATGTATTAGACCTGGCGGCTACTTTTTGGGGTATGGTCCTCT